GTTTTCACCACATCAGAATATTGACTAAGTGTTTCGCCACTCCGAATGTCATACGAAAAATCTTGCCAGTAATAGGAATCTTGGATGATTTTATTCGAGTCAAGAAGACTTCCCGGTGTAGTTGCAGCGACACCGCTATAATCACCAACAGTCCAGCGGCCTGCGGTCGTTCCCACAACACCCAAAACAGGAACCAATACACCAGCCGTACCTTCAGCGGACGTGATGGAAACTGAAGGAGTGGAAGTGTATCCGGCTCCAAAATTTGTGATCGTGACGGCCTTGATACCGCCTGTGTTCGAGAGAATCGAGTATTGCGTAGTCCCATCTGGGATCGGGTTCCAGGCATTTTCACAAGTTGCAATTTGCGTGGTGCCACCATATGCAATAATGGTGTTTACTTGACCAACGCCAGTGCCACCCACCAAAGAAATTTGATCGCCGTCAAAAAAGTTGTCGATATTAGATTCCGTTGAAGCCAAAATGATTTGATTAGACGTGAGCAATGGTCCATCGCTAGTATCAAATTGTACATCATCCCAAAAATACAAACCAGGAATCGCAACCCCATCGGTAGTGGGATCAGTGTTTTCGGCATCTGTTCCATCATTAGGACCCCAATATGGTTGCAAATCAAAGGCGGCTGGAGGAGTTTGACAAACACCGTTATAAAACGTTTGGAAAATAGCACTGACGTAGGCGGTAGCAGCTTCTAACGCTCCACCACCTGTAATGTTGATGATATCGTTTACAGCGTAGCCCGAACCCGCATCTTGAATGGTCAAGCCTGACAAAATCAAATAGGTCGTTTCACTTTCAACAATAGTGCTTGGTTCGAGCAAATCTTGCAAATCACCCAAGGTTGACTGAGGCGGTGGAGTGTAAGGATACGAAATCATGATCGGCTCGGTGCCGCTTTCAAACACACCTTGAATGTTCGACAGATAAAGATCAGTCACCAACGTGCCATTAATGTAATTTTGAAAAACGGATTCGACGCTGGCGGTGGCACCAGATGTCATACCTTGAATCTGACGTGATGTCCAATTAAACGTTTGATTGGCCGTCGTGATACGCATGATGTTTTGGATAACCCAATTAGCGTCATCCGTGCGAAATACATCTACCTTCGGGTAGTAAATTTCGATCTCTTCATTGAAAAGCAATCGAAATAAATATCGAAATGAATTTTCCGTTCCACGTGCCTGATAGAACTGTTTGACGTGCTTTAGAACTTTTCTCTTGTCGGCCAGAATTGTGCCGGGAATCTGGAACAGAAATTCATCTCTAAAGTAATTCAGAAATTGGTCGAGCGTGAGATCGATGTCACGATAATCAATCAACTTGTTGGGATACATCGTATCCCGAATGACCATATTGGTGTTGATTGGAGGAATGAATCCTTCCGTCCAGGGAACTACTGTTGTGGCTGTATTTGTGGCCGGATCGTAAGATTGAATGGTCCGATTGTGCCCTTTCGCCGGTCCATTCAAAGCCACGATGTTCATGCCTTCATAGGCATTGATCTCTGTCGAAGCTGTATTTGGAAGAACAATCGTATTGAACGTACTGTTCAAAATTTTAGCGGTGTAAACGTCCGCACCGTTCTGTTCCATCCACTCGTAATACGCCTGCAAGAACTCAATGAATTGAGGATAATCGTCCCTTACAAACGCAGGAAGCTGCGATTGGACAAGCTGCGATATTGAACGAGTTTTAATCATTAACTTGTAATTGGAGCGTTAGGCACAACCGTGACGTTGATATCCGATGGATTGATGTAAAGAATATTGTTCTGCAACGGAATGATGTCATTCAACGCCGGAGTCATAATCAAATTGATGTTTCCGTTTATATCTACGGCGCTTGGAATGATCTGCGTCACTTGAATTGCGCCGGTCGTGTAATTGACCGTTCCGCATTGGCGCACGACTGAGGTAGCAATACCAATTCCGTGCTGGATCAGGTTCAAATTTCCATTGCTGTCATCGGCCATCGTGTAAGTGTTGCCTGCCACGTAAGCAACTGACAATTTCGGATCACTCGTTTCCACAAAAGGAGTGGACGTAAGCGTGCCCGGAGCAATCGGGTTGTTCATGGCAAACTGGTAATTCGCAACCACGTTCAATTGCGGCTGAAAGACCGTCTTCATCTGGATTGTGGTCAAGTTGTTCGTAATTGATGGGTCGCTGGCGTCGATTGCTGCCAAAAGTTTGGAATAACGAAGCTCCAAATCAAATTTATCCAAGTTGGCCTGTGCGTAAGCTACGATGGCGGCATAAGCTTCGGCGGCAATGTCACCTTCAGTGTTTGCTGTAGCGGTCGGGTCGTATTTCACGACACAATTCACAATGATGTAAATGTAGATTGGGTCAAGAATTACAGGAATGACCGAAACGATATTGACCTGTTGTAAAATGTTGGAAATAATCAACTGTTTCGTGGTCGCTGTAGTCACAAATCCAGAAATTGGTTTGATTGAAATGTAGACTTTTCCGTACTGTGGCGGCGACATAGTTTCGCCACCCCATACCGCAACAGAGTCCAAATTGGTGTAGTTGTTCTGCAAAAGAACCGTATAATCGGAAACAGTGACCGCACGGCCTTGAGCTTCATAGTTCTTGGGAGCCGAGAATTTGATTTCGGCAATCGTTTCTGGATCTGCCCCACCAGCCGAATTTGCCAGCGTAGTCACGTTCAACAAGTAATTTTGATATTCAGCCACAGTGCCAGCCGGAACAAATGTGGTTGCGCCATTGGCTTCTGTGCCACTGGACAAAATATAAGACACCAGAATAACATTGCCGTCTTGCACAGCTTGGCCGATAACACCGTCGCCAAAATAGATTTCAAATTGTTCGTTTTCAACTTCCTGTAAGAAGTAAACCGTCGAAGTTGCCGTGATCTGCATCAGATCGGTTGCTAAAGAAAAATTCTGAATCGTGGTGTTGGTGGAGGTTTGTTGGACCTGAACGGTAAGACTGGTCGTATCAATCGAGGGGTTCGGGAGAATGAACCGCTGATTGGGAATGGTGTTGTCCACCAACCAAGAATACGTGTAGGGAATTCCCTCAATCAGAGTGACTTCGGGAAACACGTACTGAAGATTTGAATTGATCGTGGCCGAATACGCTTGCTGAGTCACGAACGTGAACGTGTCACCATTGATCGAAGTCGAAAACGGCGTGTTTTGCGTGATGACTGCCGAAGACGACCCGTCCCCTGGAGTGATCGTGATGGCCACCGCAGCCGTTGCGGAAGTGACCGACCGAGGCGTGTAGTTGAGCATCTTGGCCAACGAAACGACCGAAGAACGAAGTTCCGCACTATCTAAAAACTGTTCATTGGCAATCATATTTAAGTAAAAGCCAAAGTAGTGCGTGTTGTAGGCAAGAATGTCTAATAGGACACTCAGCCCCGCTCCTTCAAAATTGTAATCCTTGAAGACGCTCTGGGATCGCAGGTAGTCTCTGAGACTTGCTTTTATATTGTCGAAATCGAGAAACGCTATATTGATTTTTGTCGTGCTACTTGGCATATTGCACCATCCATCCACGTGAAACGCCAATTCTAATTGGTTTTTGTGTGTCAAGTGTTACACGAAGTGATCGCAAATTTAGTCTCATTTCTTCTGCCCAGTTTTTCAATCCATTGACTTCAAATTTTCGCCCGTCAACGTGTATCGCAATATATCGTTTCCTACTAGAAAAGCTATTTTTCAATTTGGCAGTTAACGATACCTTTTTACCAATTTGCCCCAATCGAATTTTTTCTCGGGATTGCTCCGTCAAATGTTTTTTTGATTCTGAAATTTTTTGACGAGTTTTTTTAGAAACACGCTCTTTTGCCTGTCGCATTTTTTCTATGGCCCTAGCGGAATGTCGCCTTCCAACCATAGCTCCCTGCCCACCAAGAGTTGAGTTATAACCTTTATGATAGGTGTGTTGCTCAGCTATAAATTTCATCTCCAAGTCCTTTGCATTTTGTTCAACATCACAAACAGTTAAAACTTCATGTAGCCAATACTGCTCCTCCCCATATTTTCGTAAAGCATTCCAAAACTTTCGTCGATTGTCTTTCAAATATGAGCGTGAATTGTAAACGTGCTGTCGCCAACGCTCTTCCATCGTCAAAGACGTGTAGCCAATGTAGGCTTTACCCGTCATCGTATTTGTATGTTTGTAAATGGTGTACATTATCTTAACCGCTCCAAGAAGAAGCTCACAGTGACCAAATCAGTGACGTTCAAAACGTAAAACTGCATGGTGACAGTGAACCCATTTTGTTCCGGCTCCACGTCCACGGCGATGCTCTGGATTTGAACTCGTGGTTCAAAGTTGTTAATCACGTCCTGAATCGAACGTTTGATGTTGATCGCTGTCGTGGCCGTCGCATTCTCAAACAGCATGGTAGTCACGTTGCACCCAAGTTCCGGGTGAAAAGGACGTTCATAGTGCTGGGTCAGAACCAGATTGACGACCGCCTGTTGGACGGCGGCTGCATCTGTCAGTTTTGAGATATCTCCCGTGACAGGATTATTCAAAAAAATCAGATTCAAATCAGCGTACCGATTTTGAAGGGTTTGAGCCACACTCCTATTTAGGATGAGTGCCTTAGCTTACCTAAAAGCCGTCGTACTCGACAATTTTCCAGAACCAAAAGAGGTTTTTGGTCCGATAAGCGGTGTGTTTGAGCTTTGCTTTCATTTCTTCTCGGTTGGGACCCATGTACGGTATATCGGCATTTATCAAGAAGAACATGGCAAGTACCGACATGGCGTCATCGTAGGGATTGGCGTAATGCGTATCGAAGTCAGCATTAGCCAACTGGTAGAAAAGACCCATGAAGTGATGCCAATACTGTGGGGAAATCATCCGCATTTCGTCCAGTTTTCCTGAGTGAAGGATGGTGCTCACATAAGCACGGATGCCGGAAGCCAAATTGAGAATGGCCGAATACTCTGGTGAACGGAGTTCGTCAACCAGCTTCACTATCTTTTCGATCTCGGGATTAATTGGCGAAGACATTGGGACTGCCTTGGGCATCGTGATCTCCGCAAGAGTAATCGTCGCCCACACGTGCGACCATGCGAGAGTTCGCAAAGACGTTGGGTGAGCCGGTGGTTTGTGTTCCCACGTGGCAGGAAGGGCCGCAACAATGCTCTAGCTGTGTGTCGCCTACCCGATGGACACCAAGGCTATTGGCGAACACGTTGGGGCTTGCTTCGTTGTTAGCCACCGCTGGCCAACAACTGTGGCCCGTACTCATATCTCCTAATCTGACGACGTTTGGCATTAGTGGAACAACCAAAGGCGAACAAAATGATAGACGATCCAACCCACGGCGGAAAACACCAAAATCTGAGCGCCCAGCACCGAAAGAGAAAATTCTTTTCGATGGCGACGTGTCGTGGTTCGCCCCAAAAACGCCGAAGCGATCATCAGCATAAACAGGATCTCTCCGGCTTTAGTGATAACAGGGTACAAGAAGAACCAAATGAAGGCCAACAATATGACCGAATAGATGATCCAATGAGAAACGAACATTTGTAGCAGCATTAACAATCCTGTTGTGAGTAATTTTGAGGGTTCGGGTCCGGGTTGGTTTCTTTCACCGGGTCCGGTCCTGATTGATTTCGTGTTTCAGTCCATTTATCGAGTGCAGCCGGGAATGGCGGAACTTGCGGAGCAACCGGCGAAACGCTGGAAGAGTGACCCGAATTCAGCCAAATATCTGGTGCATCTTCGGCGATCTGTGCGCCTGAAGTCATGCTGAATGTTCCACCAGCCGATTCTGTGATGACGCCACCAGCGGCCACAGTGAAGTTGCCGCCTGCGGAATTCTCCCAGTTGCCGCCGATGTTGGCGGTCGCATTGCCGTCTACTTCCAAATCCCAGTTGCCTTTGACTCGGGTCGTCATGTTGCCGCCCACGTCCACAATCAAATTTCCGTCCACCTGGACATTGGCATTCGACCGACAATAAACGTTGCATTCGCCATCCACAGTCACGCTCATGGCGTTCTGAAAATGCGAAACAGCGGCTTCCATTGTCACTTCGTAGCGATGCCCCACGACTTTCATGGCGAAGTCGCCATCACGGGCGGTGCCGGTGCCACCAGAAATTTCCATGTAGGTGCCGGAGCGATGGTAGATGTGGATGCGCTCTTGACCCGGTGTGTCATCAAATTCCACGACGTGACCCGATTCTGATTCGTACACGTGATTGTACGGATAGAGCGGCGGTGTCGTAGGAGTGGCTTGGCTAGTCGGTTCGTTCCATTGGCGAACGGGTGTGGGATGAACCAGGGCCACGGGAATGTGAACGTCCAGTTGCCGATTTCTAACACCGACAATCGTCTGATCGATCTTTTGGCCACGGGCGAGACGATTAGTGTCTGATTCTCCTACAACGCAACCGTAGGGATGTGTCTGCCGGGGATAGAGGCTGGCCGTCGATTCGTCAGCGTTCTGATCGCCGGAGCCGTCGTTCGGATAATAGCGATCTCGAACCTTCCGGGGCGCTGTGTTGTAATTGTGAAACGGGAGAGACGGATCAAAAAATCCGAGTGCAGGGTTGGGTATTTGCTGCGGCACGCCCGCCAGGACTCCTGTGACAACCGGGTCCTGTGAGCTTGCGCCGTCTTTGAAAAACCCGAACACCCATGTTCCTTCAACCGGCCCGGTGGGAGAATTTCCCAACCCGTTCATGGCGAGGTTTCCATTCACCGGCTGGTAAATGTAGGACCAATGCAGTTGGCACGTGGGAATGAGGGTTTTGTCGTCGGTGTGGCATCCCAAAATGCGGACCTTCAAGCGGCCCAACATCATAGGATCTTGGCGGGATTCGACTACGCCGACCCACCAATAGTATCCATCTTTTCCAAAAAAATTCGGTTCTGGCTTCATCTAGCCGTATTTAGTGTGGTTAAGTTAGGTCGATCAATTCGATCCCACGCTCTTTACAACCGGCAACGTATTTGGCTGGAAATTCGTTGTCGTATGGCGTCCCACGTTCCATATTGAGCGGCCAGTGATTGCCTTTGCCCATGACGTAGGCGACCAAACCATCGGCCAAGTAATCTCGGTCAGCGGTATCAGTGGACCCGGCAGCAAGCTCCCGGCGCACACGGACGGGGATCATCGCTAAGATGGCGTCGATGTGTTTGTTCGTCACCGTCTTGACGGCAAAATAGCCGGTCAACATTCCACGAATGCTCTTGTAGCTTACCGTCTTCGCAGTCTTTGCCATACTGAGATGATACCTCAAGATGGTGAATCTGTCAATCGTATCTACTTGACATCAGACCGTAATCCTGATAGAATCAACCTGAATGAAAGTCAAAATACTCGACGGGATCAAAGCCTATTTGCTCATGGCTCTGAATCATGAAGAAGCCGGGGACTTCATTGCTGCTTACCACAAAGCAGAAGAAGCGATCACGTTCACGAAAGAAAAACTCAAAGAGATCCAAACAGAGCTTCTGGCCAAGCACATCGCATTGAAAATCGGCAAGCGGGACGCTCACACCGAACATTGCTGTGTCATCCACGGCTGCAAGTACGGCAAGCCGGATTGCCCCGTCGAAACCAGAGCATCTACCCAGTCCTACCCGTGTGAAAGCTGCCAATATGATAACTGGTGAAAACTACGGAGACAAGAACCACTTTTACTACACTGTGGTTTTTCTCTCACCCGGCGTCGAAGATCGAGGACACGGGCGGGAGACTTTTCATTTGCAAACTGAAATGCGGATCATGATCGCCGCCGATCTGGGCTACCCAGACAATTGGTTCATGCTCTTGTTTGCAGGCGAAGAACGGGAATGGATGCGCAAGAAGCTGTCCAAAGAAGGCTTCCGATACGATGAGAAAATTCACATCATGCCGGGTGCCATTTTGTCAATCATCACCAACGAAGAATGGTGCGACGCAGTCAAGTCGGCCAGAAGTTGAAGGTGTGGAGCTACGTTCGGGTTGTCGAAATTTTTGAATTGGTCTTCCATGTCGCTATTTAGAACGGAAGTACTAGGTATCGAAAAGTAGATACATCTACTTGACAAGCAGGGTTCGGGTTGCTACACTTAAACCATGAGCAACCAAGAAGTGAAATGCCCGGTAGCACTTGCCGTCAAAGCACTCTTCCGTCTCTCTCCCGAAGAAATCTATGGTCCTGAGATCGACGCCGAACTCTATGCGGTTCCCCGCTGCGCCGTTTGTCACGAACAAGAAGTCCTGAAGGCCGGTGACGTTTGCTCTGCCTGCGCCGGAGGGGAAAACTAATGCCGCAAGCTACTTCCCAGCAACTTGATTGGCTGGCCCGCATGAAGAGCAATGTAGACGCTCTGCATAATCAATGGTACGGCTTTGAGACCGGGTTTGATACGTTTGGCAACTCTTGGTCCAGCTTGCCGCTACCGCCTGCCGCCAGGGGTGAGCGTGGAATAGATCAAAAGCTATTTGTCGAAACGGATCGAAAGATTCGGGAAGCTTGCCACCGCCTTGATCTGCGAGTGATAGAAGCTTTCGATGAGGACGGCTGGGATGGCGAACAGTACGCCCCAATTGTGACCCTCTGGGATGCCCTACGAGATATCCGCCACCACTTCGGTTTACCCCGCTACTAGTAGTAGCACGCAACCTGGATTGAATCGGTGGCACTCCACACAGCACCAACTATGTTCGGAATTGGCACAATCTGTTCATTTGTCGCATTGAAGGTGTAATCGACGCCGGATTGTTGTAATAGTCCGTTACGCCACACCTGGACGTTCGACACCGGCCCGGTTCCGATGGGCAAAATGAAAATCCAGCTTTTATCGGCTTGAATTGTCGGAATGATACCAGTATGCGCCTGCGGCCCTGTATTTCCGGATGCGCCAGTTAACCCCTGAGGACCCGTAGGACCGGCTGGACCCTGAAGCCCGGTCTGACCGGTCGCACCAGCCGCCCCGGACGCTCCAGTGGCTCCGGTAGGCCCACCAGGACCAGTCAGGCCGATAGGACCCGGAGCACCTGTGGTTCCAGGTGGACCAATACCAACTGCAATTGCTCGCAAACTTGTGTTGTCCAATATCAATCCAGCGCCTACAGGTTCAGTCTTCGTGGAGCCGTCAACTTTTGTCACTACAACCCCAGTCGGTGGAAGCGGGGCAGGCATGTAAAGGTTGACTGTGGTTGTTCCCTGCGTACCTGTCACGTGAACGGTGATGGTGGTAACGGTTCGGGTTCCGACTAACGGAGGGAATAACAAAGGTGCGGTGTAGAGTCCAGTCGAACTAATTGTTCCCACCACGTTTCCGCATGATGGGCAAGATGCGTCTATGATCGACCAGACCGGGTTTGTGGCGTTCGACGTGTATTGAACTGTCTGACCAGATGTCTTTATTTGCGCATTGGCCGGGGTCAATGTCGGCGGTTGGGCAAAGACGGTGGCGCTAAAGAGAAGAGCAACGATTACAAAGCGCATAATTTTGTTCCAGCGACCTGAGTCCCGATTCTCCACAGGCGCTTCCCACCGGGAGATTTTACCCCCACCAGCCGGATCTTTCAACCTTAGGCATTAGACCATGAGCGTGCTAATTTTTAGATCGTTTCTAACGCCCTGTGGATGCGGTGTTATCCCACAGTCCGTGTCGGTTTCCCGATCTTTACACCACGCCGGAACTCCTCTATCTTCGCATAAGATAGCATCTATGTCAATGCTCAACGTCCTGGACCAAACTTGACAGAATACATGTCAGCATAGTGCAGGATGTAGGCTTCCACGGTTTGTGGTTCGATAGGGCTTCCACATTCTTTACGTCCATGGTGTGCAAGAATCGTGTGTTCGATGTTCATATAACGCTCTTCACTGAACATGTGACGATGCTTCTCCATACGCCGAACAAACTCAGCATGTGATCCGGCGACGTGGCGCACTAAATTGCGGTAGGAAGTTTTGCGAATACAAGCTAATTCTCTAGTCTCACTACCATAAATCATTTCGTACTCATGAATTTTCATGAAGTCGTGGAATACCGCTGCCGTCAACACTACGTCCAAGTCGCAATCGGGAAACATCTTGGCCATCTGCACTGCGTAATTTGCAACTTCAAATGTGTGAATCGCCAAGCCGCCTTCGTAAGCGTGATGCTCACCAGCGGAGCCAGGAGCCGTTAAAAATTGTGGTATGTCAAGAAGATCGTTACACATCCGCTGAAATGGAACGTGGAGAACTGAGAGCAGAACTCTCAATTGTTCAATTACTTTAGAAGATGTCATAAAATTTTGGAGCGGGATACGAGATTTGAACTCGTACCATTTGGGTGGAAGCCAAATGTGCTGCCATTAACACCAATCCCGCTTGAGGTAGGTAAGACTATTTAGTGACGGTGAACTGAGAACGCCTTTTGAAACCCAAACTGAGAAACCACCGCACACCGTGCCAGACCCGACCCGCATTGTACCCGTATCCCTTGCCGTCGAACAAGTTCATAAAGAACGGAACCACGACGAACAAAAAGAACACTGTCGGCACCAACAACCAAAGCAAGTGGAACAGCAACAGGCCGAATGCAAAATGAAACATGGTCATATAAAGATTGTATCATCTCCACCTAAAGCTGTCAACTATCATTTCGTTTGGTTTGATAGAGAGCCACGGCGTCTTCCGGTGTCAAATCCAAGCGACGGCAATCTGTGAAGCGATCACAGTTGTGCATCATCTCTTTTTTGGGAAGTTGCCGGAGATCAATAAAGGACGGGTCGATTCCTTCAGGCAGAACTTCGTACAGTTCAATGTCGTCCATCCAACATCGGTCGTCGAGACGTTGATCTCGGTGCTTGCGAATGCCGGTGCGAAGACGACGGATCTCAGCTTTTAACTGAGGCATCGTCATGAACTGAACGTTAGAATCGATTTCCACTTGAAAAAGAGTAATCGGCTTCAACTCACGTCAAAGCCGACTCAAACTACTTTACTTCTTCGTGCTTGATGAACAAATCTGTCTGACGGAAACCGCTGGGGGCAGAGCAATCCGGTTGCTTCTTCTTGTGGTTCTCTACAAGCTGTTTAAACACGTCTTCCTCTGTTTTGTCCAAGTCGTAAATCAATGCGAAAACCGCATTACACTTCTTGCACATCCAGTTTGCGCCTTTCTTGAAAACAATCGACATAATTCTCCTAAACGCCGTTTACCGGCTATTGGTATATACACATCGTCCATTTCCTGTTGCCGCTTCGGGGAGATCAATGATGGCGTCATTCGTGGGGCAGTATTTCAGTAGCGCCAGATTGACAAGTCGGCCAATAATTTGGTAAGGTGGAGTTAGTACACAATGCCGAGCGAACCGGCTTTATAGTTCGACACGCCTAGCTCGTTTTTAGAAGAATTCTTCGGAAAGTTCAGTCAGAGCGACGAACAGTGAAATCGGACCACACACCAAAGCTAGTATTAGCACTCCAAAATGTGCAGGCACCGAATCACTACTGAAAGACCCGTTCGGAGTGACGAGCGTCAGAAGAAAGGCAACCAACCAACAACCCAACCACGATAGTAGCATACTAAGTAGCCGCAACTTCCATGGAAATCGACTTGGGCCAAAACTGACCATTCTCTCGACGAACAATACTCCCGTTTACGTCCAACACGATACTTTCGGTCGGTGAAGTCACGAAACGGAACCCCGTAATTTCACCGTACAAATGACACTGACCTTGATTCGCCTTGAAATGACTACGCACAATCTCTTGCACAGCCTCTTCGGACCCAGACGGCAGCGTGATGTACTTCATTTGATTGGCCGTCCAAGCGGCGACCGCAATGGACGATGGTTTTTCCCGGCTTGTTTCAATGAAGATGTACGGAGCAAATTGTGTTTCCATATGCGTCACAAACCCATGCTATCACGATTTAGGTAGCTTGTCAAGTAGGTACAACTATCTACCGAATGCCCTTCACCGATTGTTGGCCGGAATTAACCCCGCCGCCCTTGGCTACCGTGTGAAATTCTCCATGACGACCCGGATGCCAGTGTCCAACATTTTTGTGAACCCCAAATCCAGGGAAGTTGCTATGATTGGTGCCGATCAGATTGGCATGGTCTTCATTGTGGGCTTTGTGGAGCACCGAATCTTGATTGTACTTCTCTCCATGATGCTGTAAGAAGTGTTTCAGTTCACTGTTGTCATGTCCCTTCTTGCCATGTATGAGGAAGGAATGCTCATCTTGACTTTTTGCTTCAGGCTTGCCAAAATTCTCTGTGTAGCAATGAGTCTTTTTGATGATGGTCTTTTTGAACCAGAAGTTGCCGTACCAGTGCAGCGCATCCTTAGGCGTATAGGCCGGGTCCTGTTGTACCCGTTCGTGGAGACAGAGAATGCCGGTGTCCGGGTGAACGTACAAGCCCGTCACTTCGTAGCGGCCCCAACGGGAATGCTTTTTGTGGTAAGGAATGCCGTTGAACATTTCGACGTGCAATTCCACCATGAAATCCAGGTGAAAAAGAACGTGAAAATCAATGGCCTTTTTGGGAGTGATGTTCTCCCGAATCTCGCTGTAAACTTCATCCCAAGCTCGACCAATGGCCGTGCGCAGGAACCGTTCCAGTGGGTTCAGATTTTCGTTAAGTGTTTTGGATTCGTATCCAAATTGGCGACGCCGGGAGATTGGTAAACAAGTAGGACCCCAATCGTAATCCCCGGAATCATAGTCCAGGTTCGGGTTGAGCCGCTTGTGAGTCTTGAGAGACGGTGCAGACGAACCAATCCGAGGCCGCTCACAGAGCAGCTTCTTCATATCATGACGCATTTAAGTTATTCCTCCAACTTAATGTCTATTCATGATTTGTCTCCTGGATCGGGTTGCGATCTGAATTGCAATGCCGCCCGGAGGCGGCAATGATCTCTATCTACACGTCGTGGTAGGAGAGGCAGTTTTATTTATATCATGAGATGGCTAGTTTATCATGAGATGGCTAGTTTATCATGAGATGGCTAGTTTATCATGAGATGGCTAGTTTGTCAACTAGTCACTGTATTCGACGGTCGAGATGCAATCCTCGATTACGTCTTTGGCGTGGCGCAGGGTGTCCAGCCGTTCTTCTTTGGACATGGAATCGTCTTCGGCTACGCTCCTGAGTTCAGCGCAAATGGCTTCAAGCGATGTCATCTTGGCTCCAACCCGGCATTGAGCTTGACAGCATCCGGTCCCACAAAGAAGTTAGGCTTTCGGTCGAGTCCGGGTCGATTTCTTCCAGGTTGACCCAACGCCGCCCGATCCATCCTTGTAGGAAGTATTCTTCGGTGTTTTTGCACTTTGGGCAGCGAACACACATTTCTATTTCTTTTGTAACATTTGGAAAGTGCGTCAAAATTCTGGTAGAAAATACGGTGCTGGTGAACCACTCAAAGCCGCACTTGCACTGGTATTTGTTTATCATCATGCGATGACCGAAATGAGACGCCGGAATCCAATCAAAATTGGTCCGGTGCCCAATATGAAAACCGTCACAAAATGAACACTTGTAGTGCTCAAAAACTTCGCCATTGCCTTTCTTCTCCGTCATGGCGGTGGCGCTGCGAACGGCTGAATCTACTCGTGGATATTTGATCTTGCCTTCACAACTTTTGCCTTCGCTGCGGACAAGCTGACGTAGGAATGTGCTCATATCATCAATACTTAAAAGTCAAAGGCAGTGGTTCTGAAAACGGTTTGCCGCTTATCTTAGTAGTGTAGCCGCCTTTGACTTTTTCCTCCACTAGAGCTTCCGCAAGGGATTTACAAGTTTTTAATAATGACCATGACGTTGTTTTTCTTTTGTAATTCATCTTGGCTCCACGTTTGCCGTATGCAAACTCGACGTGGTACCCCGTTGAGTACCCGTCCGCACGAACCGGTAGAGCAACGACAGCCACAATACGAATTCGATATTCCTTGTCGCTGTTTTCAATTGGCTTCGTGTAGTAGAGAGTTGGATACTCAATAAAAGTGTCGGTCGCCGCCGACGCTGTAATCGGTTTAGTTTCCGATTTCCATTCTCCAGCGGCCTTCGTCAGGACTCGTTCCCTAAAGTCCACATAGTAGTCGGCGAAGACAACACGTTCCTTCTTGGCTCGTGGATTGGCTTTCAATGGTATCACAATCGTTCCGCCTCTGCCCTCGGAAAAGTTCCGCCTTTGCTTAAATTTTGCCATGACTCAAAATTCAAAGGCCATTTTTCACTCCAAAAATTCGATCTAATTCGGCCCACATGGGAGCCACAACGGGATTGTCGTTATAGATGGCGCTCTTGAAGGCCGGGTACTCTTTTTGGTACATGCTGTAGAGTGATCCACTTTTTGTTTTTAGGCCACAGCGAGAATTTGCGATCCGGTCGGCCAGCTTCACAATGATCCGGCGAATGTCGGCGGCGATCTTCGGATAGGTCGCTGTGTTTCTGGTTTTGCGATTTGGACCGGGTACCGAAGTGACGCCATGCACAATGTAGACTACATCGACAGGGAAGCCGATTGATCCAAGGTCGTTTAACGTCGTTGTGGTGTCCTCTACAACGTCGTGGAGGTAGCCGGATGCCTTGAGGGACGGATCGGTGTGTCCAAACTCCACCAGGACCGCTACAACGTCGTCCAGGTGGGTCACATACGGCTCCGTGCCATATTGTTGGTCTCCGTGGGCCGCTATTGCGAACGTCCGGGCATGTTCAACTAGATCCATCTAATTCATTGTAGCATTTTAGATGGTAGATGGCAAGTACCAAATGAAAGAGCCTGCCAACCCTTTCGGATCGGCAGGCCCAGATCGTCCTTTTTACGGGAGGGTGCCAAGAACGATAATTCATTGTAGCATTTTAGATGGTAGATGGCAAGTGAAAAATATCTTAAGGGCGTCTGGTACGGCTGCTATCCTTGGACGCACTTACGAATTGCAACTACTACCAGAAGGATAAGACCAATCACCGATAGATTCACCGGTTCTGGTACTGCTGAACTCTGCGTACTACTCTCCGACAGGAACTCCTGAGGAACCGTGCCGTAATTGTTATATCCGGCTGGATCGTTACCAGACTCCTGGGAACAACATGTAGGTGTGTAGATGGTCAAGCCATTGAAATCTGCCGTGTAGAGACTGGGATTGGTGGACACGTCGTTCTCAGCTATTGACAAATCGTTTGCCGCCGCAGCAGAAATTCCACCCGTATACGTCTGTACAGTCACCGGCTCCATTAAATACCATAATGCATACTGAAGGTCTCCGATACCAGCAGAATCGTTGGCTCCCAGTAATGCGCCACCGTCACCTGCTAGAAGCACTGCGGCGACTTTATACACCGGTATGTTTATGCCAACCGTATCGTTTGCAAATTCACCACCACTGGCAATCGTGGAAGTCGTGTATTGAATCGGGCCTTGACTGGGAAAGTAAGTCGTGGCCAAATAGTCGTCACAGAATACCCCAATGTTGCTTGTGACACCACCGTCTACTTCGGTGGCAGCAGAGAATCCGTTGTAGGTGCCGTATTCAATATTGCCAGGGTACGGATTGCCGCCTGCGCCGGGAAGAATTGTGAAATTGAGTGTAATGTTATCGGCGTTGGCCGTCATCGCTAACGCAAAAGCCACTAAAAATAGAATCGAAAATTTCATTTTCATATAATTTTTCCTTTTGTAGCCTGCCAATCCGTCCATCGAATTGGCAGGCCGTGTAAGACTTACTTCTTAATCGTCCTCCGACTGCGAATCACCATCACCGCACCGGTCAACAGAGCGAGAGCGCTTCCAGCCGATCCCGAATCGATCTCGGGAACGGTTGTGTTTGCATTCGCAAAACTTGCAAAAGCCACGAACATCAGTGCCATGCCTAAGAGCTTCGTCGCTTTCGAGTACGAAGAGATACGAAGCTGTTTTAGCGACATGCGCTTGCGGAAGGACCAGAGCATCATCGCCAACATACTCACACCCAAGAACACATAGGAACTGGGTTCAGGAGTCGGTGTAAAGTGCAGATTATCATTTCTCGTAAATGATAGAAACTCCTGGTTGGTATCGGTCAGGGGAGTGGGAGTGTAAATGGTCAGACCATTGAAATCAGCGCCAAGCAAGTTGGCGTCATGCGTCACATCGTATTCGGCTATTGTCAGCAAAGCTGCCGAATTACCAACACCGCTATCGTTTTTGTTAAGGTCGTCGTTGGTGGCACCCGGCTCAAACAGATCCCACAAGGCGTATTGATATGATGCGATGCCACCATCCGGTGTACCGGATGCGGTGGGAGCCAATACGGCCCCAGTCAAGGCTCCAGCGCTGTAATCTTCAGCGCCACCTAACAGGACCGCAGCCACTTCGTAATCGAACAAAGGGTTTGACACGAGATAGGGTGAACTCGGACTGCCGAACCGGGTATTACCCAATCCGCCACTGAGCGGTGTAACGTTGTAATCCAATGAACCACTGGTTAGCTGTGCTGGAG